ACTCCGTCAACAAACCTTCCGACGATGTCCCGCCGCAAGCCTAAGCCAGTCAAGGTCGTCTGGCGCAAGTTAGGCCGCGAGCGTGCTTGGGGTCAGGCGACCATCGGAGAAGACCTCATCGAGATTGACCCCCGCCTAGGTGCGAAGCGTCAGCTCGAGGTCTTGTGCCACGAGCAGGTCCATCTGCTATTCCCCGGCCTCGCTGAAGGAGAAGTGGACAAGGCCGGCAAAGCCCTCGCCAAGATGCTCTGGGCCGAGGACTACCGCCGCGTCCTGCTGGCCCCCAACTCCAAGCCCCCGCGCATCTCGTGAGCCCTCCTCCCCCGCCCATCGACCCCGAGTCCCTGCCGAAAGAGCTGAAGGACGGCGTCGTCGCGTCAGTCCTTGGCGGCTTGGCAATGACTGCGAGACTTCTCCTCTCACAGGAACCCGTCTCGTTTTGGTGGGTTATGCGCCGTGTCCTCGCCGCCGCGATCACCGCGGCCTTGGTCGGCTACGGCATCCAAGACCACATCCAAAGCCCGGGCCTGCGGATGGCCGTCGTCGGTGCGGCCGGCTACGCGGCCCCCGAATGCCTCGACTACCTGATGCACTACATCAAGGCCCGCGGAGAAAAGGAAGTCGGAGCGGTCACCGCCAAACTCAAACCCCATGGGAAAGGCAAAGCCAGCAAAGCAAAGCGGAAGCGGTAACCTTCTGCTGGCGGTCACGCTGCTCACCGGCTTCGCGGGAGTCTCGGCCCTGTCGTCCGCCTACATCGCCGGGTACGTCCTCGACCAACTGCAATCGACCGACGCCCTGGTCATGATCGTCACGGACGCGGGCCTGAAGTCCGACTCGGCCGACCTTGAGCGCAACATGAGCACGGCGACCTTGGCCCTGAAGTCCGTCCGCGACCTTGGCTGGGCCTTGGCCGTGGGGTGCCTAGGGGTGGGGGTGGCGGTCTTCTTACGCTCCCGCCGTGTAAGCGTCTCCTAGGGCAAGCCAGAGGGGTCTATTGCCCCTTGACGGAGGCAACCCTAGGGGCATAGTGGACTCAGTCGGGTAGGGGTACGCTCGTTCATGGCGGGCCTCGATGACCCGAGGGACACGAATTGCCCTGACCCCTTGAGTGGGGTCACAGGCTATTTGCGTAAAGGTGCTTGACGAATGTGGAACAGTCCGCCAAGGATGTTGACGCACCACCAATGAAAGCCCTCATCACCCTGTCCTTCCTCATCATCTTCGGCTGGCTGGCCGTCGTCACCTTCTGCGGTCCTGAACTGGCCCGCGCCATCAACGGCCCGGAGCCGGTCAAGGCCAAGGCCGCCGTCCGCCGTCACCGCTAATTTCCCACCCACCATGCCCAACGCCAACCACCCCTACACCGAGACGCTGACCTTCGCCGGTCGCGTCCTCCCCCTCAAGCGCCCGATGGCCGAATACGCCGCCCGACGCCTGCAGGCCATCCTCCCGCAGATCGCCGCGCTCAACGCCGCTGGCAAGTCGCAGGCCGATGCCGCCGCCGCCCTGGACACGACCGTGTGCACCCTCCGCCAGTGGCTCGACATCACCGGGACGCAGTGGGTCAACCTCAACAAGCGCGGACCCTACAAGCGCTACCAGAAATAATGCGAGTCCTAGTTGCTTGCGAGTATTCTGGCGCCGTCAGAGATGCATTCCTCAAGGCCGGGCACGACGCCATGTCGTGCGACCTGCTTCCGACGGATGTTCCTGGCCCGCATTATCAGGGCGACGTGCGTGACGTGCTCAATTACCCTTGGGACTTGATGATTGCACATCCTCCCTGCACCGACCTTTCTGTGAGTGGGGCCAGGCATTTCCCTGCCAAGCAAAGGGACGGACGCCAGCAAGCCAGCGTATCGTTCTTCTTGTTTCTGGCCAAGGCAGGCATCTCCCGCATCGCCATCGAGAACCCTGTATGCATCATGTCTTCCCTATGGCGTAAGCCCGACCAAGTCATCCAGCCTTGGCAGTTCGGGCACGGAGAAACCAAGGCGACCTGCCTGTGGCTTAAGGGCCTTCCCAAGCTGACGCCGACCAACATCGTCGAAGGCCGTGAGAACCGCATCCACAAGATGGCGCCTTCCCCTGACCGCTGGAAAGAACGCTCAAAGACTTTTCAAGGCATCGCCGACGCGATGGCCGCCCAATGGGGCAACCTTCCCACCAATGCCTGACCCATCCCACCGCCCATACAATCCCATGACCATCATCCGACCCGACTCCCTCCCCCGCCTCTGGTGGCTGTTCCCCTGGAGCATCGCCCGTCAGCTGCACAAGAACGCCGTGGCCCTCCGCCAACTGGCCGACACCGAGAACGCCATCAACCGCACCCTTAAGGCCGAGGTCACCCGGCTCGCCCACTCCCGCGAGCATTGGATCGCCAAGCATGACCGGGCCTACGAGGTCGCCATGCACAACGAGCGCGTCATCGCCGACATGGAGGCCCGAGGCTATGTCCGCCTTTAAGCACCTCGACGGCATGGTCGCCCTGCTCTCCGAGGTCTACGAAATCAACGAGCGCATCATGACCGGGGACATCTGCTCCAACAAGACGGCCATCGCCTCGACCCGCATGAAGAAACTCCTGCATCATTATCACGAGGCCCTGCACGAAGACGGCGCCGTGAAGGTATCGCTCCAGGCTTACGCCGCCGCCGGTGGCTGGGTCGGCATCCAGTACTCCTATGAGCTCGACGGCTTCGAGGTCGCCGGATCACAAGTCCCGAGACGCGTATGAGCGAACCTAATAAAGACGGGACGGACATCATGATGGCGCTGCTTATGGGCCTTAGTGGCCCGAGAGCCTCAAAGGCATGGAATGAAAGCCAGCAAATCAAGGCCGAGTCATTCCTGACGATGGCAGAGCATTGGATAAACCAAACCGCAGATGAGAACACCCGCCTCAAGGCCGAGGTCGAGCGGCTGACCAAGGCCGGGGATTTGCTTGCTGTTCATTACACCGCTTTAAGCAAATGCGTTACACCAAACAATGCGAAGTCGGGTAGCATAAATGATTGGACATCCGTTATTGACTGGAACGCAGCCAAGGAGGGCAACGGCCAGCCATGACCCTAAACCAACGCTTCTCCGTCGTCGCCCTGCTGCTCCTCGGGCTTAACGCACAAGCCAAGACCGACGCCGCATTCCTCGAGGCCGTCGCCGAGGTCGAGTCCGGGCACAACCGCAAGGCCATTGGAAAGGCCGGTGAGCGGGGAATGTATCAGGTCGGCAAAGCCGCTTGGGACGACGCCTCCGCCCGCCTCAAGGCCGAGGGCCATTACGCCTTCCCCTGGTCTAAGTGGCGCGACGCTACGGCGCAAGACATGGTCGCCGCCTCGCACCTCCGCTGGATCAGGGCGAACTTCCACCGCGTCGGCATGACCGACCCGACCCCCGAACAGATGGCGCTGGTCTGGAATGTCGGCTGGTCCGCCGCTCAGGCCCAAGGCTTCCGAGCCAACGGCTACGCTTTCCGCGTGGCTAACCTTTTCCGCTTGTCCTTAGCCAAGCCGCGTTAAAGGGTCTTGCCGTGGCTCATCTCATCGTGGCAATCGACCCTGGCGTAAACGGCGGCATCGTCTGGTCGGCAGACGGCGACCCTGTGGAGTGCGCTAAGATGCCCGGCTCTGATGTCGAGGTCTGCCAACTGCTCGCCGATCTCAGCTGCAAGGCCAAGGACGTAAGCCTCTACCTTGAGGAGCCCCCGCTCTTCGCCGGCAAGAACATCCCGGGCTCTGCCATCGGCAAACTGATGTGGAACACGGGCGTCCTCTACGGCGCCGCCGTCGCCATGGGCTGGAAGATACACCGCATCCGCCCGGCCATCTGGCAGAAGACGCACACCTGTGGGACCAAGGGCGAACTGACGACCACTCAGTGGAAGAACAAACTCAAGGCCCGCGCTGCCGAACTGTTCCCCTCGGTCGACGTCACCCTCTGGAACGCCGACGCCCTCTTAATCTTCGACTCCGCCACCCGCGGCGCCATCAACTGAGTTTACATAACTCGACCACCCCCTCCCTTTTGTAACCTCTCCCCTCACATGAAGAAAGACTCCAAACTTCCTACTGAATACCGCATCATCGCGGACTCGTCATACATCGTTTTACCTGATCAGAAGGTCGCCCGCCTCCTGACCCCGACCGTCCGCAACGGCGTGACCTACTACAACCTCTTCGTCCCCGACTACACCCGGATGTCCCTCGCCGACATCGAGGCCACCATCAAGGCCGGTGAAGTCACCAAGGCCGAAGCTACTAAATAATCTCCACCATGAGCACCAAACCCACGCCCTCCTCCGCCACCGCCTCCCTCGTCCAAGCGCTCGCCGCCCTGGACAACGTGAAGGCCAACAAAATCAACCCGGCCTTTAAAGCCAAGTACGTCTCCCTCGACGCGCTGCTCGACGCCATCAAGCCGGTCCTGCTCGACCATGACCTCGCCCTGATCCAGACGCTCGTCAGCCAGGAGGGCAAGGTCGGCGTGTCCACCGCCTTCCTGCACTCGTCCGGCGAACGCTTTGAGTTCGGCACCCTGCTCGTCAAGGCCGAGGGTCTGACCGCCCAGCAAATTGGCGGGGCTATCACCTACATCCGCCGGCAGTCCATCCAGACCGCGTGCGGTATCTCGGTCGACCTCGACGATGACGGCGCCGTGGCCTCTGGCTTCCGTTCTGCGGCCACTTCTCAGTCCGTCCTAGGCGGAGCCTCCGCCCCTGCCTTCTCCCCCACCCCTCGCCCCCTGAC